ATAGTCTCTGCCTATTGGCACGATTCTTGCCTAGCAAGTCCCATACCTGACTAGTCTGTGTGGTCTTTTGTGGTATAAAAGAGACACGGGGGAGGGGGGACAACACAGTTACGCCACGTAAAGCACCCTACAGCACACAAGAGAAGGTAAAATAGCAATTAAATAGTGGGAAAACTGCCCTAAATAGTACAAAATAGGACAGGAAAAAGCCTATATAAATCAAATAGTTAGTAATATGTAGGACTTTGTAGATAAAGTAGGGCTAATCTGTACACTCTGAAGCTGCTAATCTGTCCACTTTAGCTCCTAAATAGTACAAAGTACTTGACTTTTAAGAAAAAGTATGCTATAATAAATGTATTAAGAACAAACTATGTAGAAACTAAATACAATAATCATAATAATAATTCTTAATAATTTAAAACTACATAGATAATAAGGAGAAACACTAAAGTGTCCTTAGAAGCTCAAGGTGTTACCCTGTCCCCTGCTAAAAAAAGGGGCAGACCCAGAAAAGCTGATGTCGAATCCAAGAAAAAGCGAGGCGTGGTAGGTCGTCCTCCCGGCGAGGCAGCAAGAATCAAAGAGTTCTATGCCCGTCTTCTGTCCACCAGCGGTGAGAAGGTCATTGAGACCGTACTCCGCAAGGCAATGGACGATGGGGACAAGGATCAGGTGGCCTGCCTCAAGATGTGCATCGACAGACTGCTGCCAATCTCTCACTTTGAGAAGCAGGGTCAAGGCAGAAGCAACTCGATACAGGTTCAGATTGTGACCACTGGTACTCCCCAGATAGCTGCGACAGAGACTGAGGGGATTGGATACGAAATTATCGATGTAGAGGACTCGGATGGCAAACCTTAGAGTCGAGCTACATCCAAAGCAGACTGAAGTATTTAATGACGAACATCGGTTTAAGGTAGTAGCTGCAGGTAGACGGTTTGGTAAGTCAAGGCTTGCAGCTTGGACCCTCATCATTGAGGCTTTGAAATCTAAAGAGAAGGATGTCTTCTATGTTGCCCCAACTTTTCAGCAAGCTAAAGACATTATGTGGACGGTTCTTAAGGAACTTGGACACGAAGTTATCAAAACTGTTCACGAGAATACGGCGGTAATAACTTTAGTAAACGACAGGAAGATCTACCTAAAAGGATCTGACCGTCCAGATACAATGCGAGGTGTTGGTCTAGCGTATGTCGTAGTTGACGAGTACGCTGACATGAAGCCTCAAGTATTCGAGCAGATCCTTAGACCAGCACTGTCAGACGTAAAGGGTGGAGCACTGTTCATTGGAACCCCAAAGGGCAGGAATCACTTTTACGAGTTGTACCAGATGGCCCAAAAGGATGAAGATGAAGATTGGGTATCGTTTCACTTTACTTCTTTTGATAATCCTCTACTCGATCCTAAAGAGATTGAGGCTGCAAAGAAGTCAATGTCTTCCTTCAGTTTTAGACAGGAATACCTTGCTAGTTTCGAAGCCGCCTCATCAGAGTTATTTAAAGAAGAATGGATACATTATGTTGATAGCGATGATACTCCTAGTGACGGTAGTTATTACATCGCTGTTGATTTGGCTGGCTTTGAAGATGTAAGCAAGCAAGCCACTAACAAGAAGAAGCATCTAGATGAAACCGCTATAGCTGTAGTCAAGGTTACTTTAGATGGATGGTTTGTAGATACTATAGTGTATGGACGATGGGACATCAAAGAAACCGCAAACAAGATATTAGAAACAGCAAAAAGTTACGATGTGCGGCTAGTAGGTATCGAGCGGGGAATGGCACGGAACGCCGTACTCCCGTACCTACAAGACTTGATGAAGAAGAAATCGTTTTTCATATCAGTGATAGAACTGACACACGGCAACAAGAAGAAGACGGACCGAATAGTATGGGCTTTACAGGGACGCTTCGAGCATGGAAGGATTAAGTTAGTTAGAGGCGATTGGACCAAGCAGTTTGTAGACCAGCTTCTTAATTTTCCGAATAGCGCAGTACACGATGACTTGATTGATGCCTTAGCTTACATAGATCAGATTGGCATAACTGAGTTTACAGATATGATTGAAGACGAAGAGTACGAAGCCCTAGACGAAATATCAGGATACTAACATGGCTATTGCTCGTTTATTCCAAGGACTCCTAGAAATACCAGAGGAGTTTATCTCTGCTTCTACCAGAGGTGGGAGAGCTTTATTTGAAGAGATGCCTCCTAAGCTTACACGTCCTGAGATTATTGGAGGCGAGAAAGCTTTAATGAACTATCTTCCTAAAGCAACAGAGGAAGAGATGGAATTGATGGACTCTAGTATGAAGCTCGCCAAGGACATGGCAAAACGAGGAGCTACGTTTGAGGAGCAAGTAGCCCGTACTGGAATGGGTATTGGACCAGATGAAAAGTTAAGGTTTGAAATTCCCGATACAGACGCAAGACTGCGTTTGCCTACGGATATGCTCGAAGAAGGTGAGACTTATAGAGTTCAGGATTTATTAAGTCATCCTAAACTATATGAGTTCTATCCTGACTTAGCAAACAAAGAAGTACGTATTATTAACGAACCAGATAAACCAATGTCTTTTGGAGCTTATAACTTTGATAGCCAGACTATTGACTTAAACGTAGGATCAATGCCTTTTATTGACCAAGATCCAGTTTCAGTTATCTCTGGACTACTTCACGAATCTCAGCATTACGCACAGCAAGTAGAAAATTTCTTACGTGGCACAAGCAAATCTAAGTTTTTAAAACGATATACGAACAAAGCATGGGACCAAGCTTCTAAAGCTGACAAAGAAAAAGCTACCCGTGACTATTTAAAGTCATACGGAGAGGCAGAGTCTCGTAACGTGCAGCTAAGATTTGAAGATCCTTTCTATGCAAAGACTTCTGGTTCAGTAGATAAAACCAAAGGCAAAGTATTTCCAACAACAATGGGACAAGACAAGGATACAATGGCTGCATTCAATCGTCCACTTGGACCAACAGAGTTTATTAATAATGAAGGCGGCGCTTTAGACGCACGTCTAGATTATGTTTCTCCTTTCCCTAGTACAGTAGAGGATATGCAATGAGTGACTTTCAAGAAGACCCAGTATCTGAATCAGATAAAGAGCTAGTAGCTTTTATTATTGATCATTGTGATCGGTGGAAAGAATACCGTGATACAAACTATCAGGCTAAGTGGGATGAGTACGAGCGCCTCTATTACGGCGTATGGTCTGACGAGGACAAGACTCGTGACTCAGAGCGCAGTAGACTTGTATCTCCAGCTATCCGTCAGGCGGTAGAGAATAAAACATCAGAGATCATTGAAGCCACCACTGGTCGTGGAGAGTTCTTTGAGATGGAAGATGATGCTACTGACCAGCAAGAGATGGACATCGAGATGGTAAAGACCCAGCTTCACGATGACCTAAAGAAAGACAAGGTAGATAAGACTTGGGCAGAGGTTAATCGTAACGCTGAAGTCTTTGGCCTTGGTATAGCTGAGGTTCAAATTAAATCTACAGTTGAATTACAGCCAGCGATGCAGCCAATGCCTGACGGGACTGGTGCTGCTATTGGAGTTATAGAAGCTGAGCGTGTATCTGTTCCTGTTAAGTCGGTGCATCCTCGTAACTTTATATGGGATCCAAACTCTGAGACAATAGATGATTGCCTTGGTGTAGCCGTTGAAGAGTACACAAGTTTATTTAAAGTAGTTAAAGGCATCGAAGATGGAATCTATCGAAAGGTTAATATTGGTCCTGAGTTTAGTGACGCTGATCTCATCCCAAATCAACTGGACTCACTTTACCAAGAAGATAAGGTACGAGTCCTTCGCTACTACGGGTTAGTTCCTCGTGAGTATCTGGAGCAGTTAGAGAACGAAGGTGGTGAAGTAGAAGACCTGTTCCCAGAAGACAGCGATGCAGATAAGTATTCAGACATGGTTGAGGCTGTAGTTGTTATTGCTAACGGGCAATACCTGCTCAAGGCAGAAGCCAACCCATACATGATGAAAGACCGTCCTATCGTAACCTATGTACCTGAGAAGGTATCAGGTAGGTTAGTGGGTATGGGAACCGTGCAAAAGGGCTACAATATGCAGAAAGCTATTGATGCCCAACTCCGTAGTCATCTGGACTCTTTAGCACTGACTACGGCCCCTATGATGGCAGCGGACGCTACAAGGCTTCCTCGTGGCGTATCTTACAAGGTACAACCCGGAAAGACTCTACTCACTAACGGTAATCCTAACGAGATCCTCTTCCCTTTTAAGTTTGGCTCTACTGACGCAGGCAACATCTCTACTGCTAAAGAGTTTGAGACTATGTTGCTGCAGGCTACGGGCACGTTAGATAGTCAAGCTATGACTCGCTCAGTAGCTGCGGGAGAGGCTGGTGGAGCTTCTATGTCCTTGGCTATGTCTTCTATCATTAAGAAGAACAAGCAGGCGCTGATGAACTTCCAAGATGACTTCTTGATTCCTCTGATTAAGAAGGTAGCCTACCGTTATATGCAGTTTGACCCAGAGCGTTACCCGTCTAAAGACTTCAGGTTCACTCCTGCATCCACCCTTGGCATGGTAGCTAGGGAGTACGAGCAGCAACAGTTCATTGGCCTCTTGCAGACCCTCGGCCCTGACAGTCCTATACTGCCGCTAGTCCTAAAAGGTATCATCAAAGGCTCTAGTCTGTCGAATAAGGAAGAGCTTGCGGCAGCCCTAGACCAGATGAACCAGCCTAACCCTGAAGCTCAGGCTATGCAACAAGCTCAGATGCAGGCTCAGATTCAACTGGTTCAGGCGCAGATTAATGAGCTTAACTCTAGGGCAGCAGAGTCACAAGCTGACGCTCAAGAGGCAATGGCTAAGGCGCAAAAGACTATGGTCGAAGCCCAGTTGATGCCAGAAGAACTACGAGCTAAGGTTATTCAGTCAGTGTCTGCTAACTTAGATGGTTCCAGCCAAGGGGAGTTTGAGCGCCGTGCTAAGGTAGCTGAGCTTATCCTAAAGGAACGAGAGATTGAGACTAAGGAAAACATTGTCGAAGCTCAGATGAATAGAAAAGTTCAATAAGTACTTGACAAATCAAGAAAAGTATGGTATAATAAATTATATGTTGTAGAAATACAACACAGTCCTAGATAGGAGAAACTGTGGATAAAGACATTCAGGAATACTATGAGGCTAGGTTTGATATGATGGCCTCAAAAGGATGGAAAGATCTGATGGAGGACACCCAGAAAATGCTGGATGCCTACAATAAGATCGAAAGATTGACGGGTGTGGAGGATTTGCACTACGCCAAAGGACAGTTAGATATCCTAAACTGGGTAATAAACCTTAAGCAAACTTCGGAAGAAGCCTATAGGGAGTTAACAGATGAAACGGATATTTGAGTTCAGGTGCGTTAAAGACCACCTCACCGAAAAATTGGTCGATGATGAGGTACGCTCTATAGAGTGTCCACATTGTCGCAATGAAGCTTCTCGTATTATCTCGTCACCCCGTATCAGTCTGGAGGGCATCACAGGTGCGTTTCCTTCAGCGTGTGATGCGTGGGCTAGAAAGCACGAAGAAGCAACTAGAGTCGCTTACAAGAAACAGCAAAGCTGATTCCAAGTGACATTTTAAAGTTCCTAGAATCCGTTGTGGACAGGAGGATAATGTGGCTGCAACTTTTACCGATACGCAAGAAGAGTTATTTGAAGCAAGTGATATTACTCAGCAAGAGACTCAGCAAGTAGCTGAAGAACCTCAAGTTGAAGCCGTACAGGAAGTAGTTCCTGAAGAGGAGAATCTTCCTACCAAGTACAAGGGCAAGAGTCTTGATGAAATAATCAAGATGCACCAAGAGGCTGAGAAGCTAATTGGTAGACAGGCTCAGGAAGTTGGTGAAGTACGCAAGCTTGCAGACGAACTTATCAAGCGACAACTCGACACTAAGAAAGAAGTTGAGGTCACAAAAGAAGACGAGATCGATTTCTTTGAAGATCCGAAGAGGGCAGTAAATCAAGCAGTAGAGAACCATCCTGCAGTCAGAGAAGCCAAGGAACAAACGGCTGAGATTAAAAGGATGCAAACATTAAATAGGCTTAAGACAGAATTCCCTGACTTTGAGTCTACTGTAGGAGACCCGGAATTTGCTGAGTGGGTTAAAGCCTCTCCAGTTCGTTTGCGTTTATACGCAGCGGCTGACGCAAATATGGACTATGATTCTGCAGCAGAACTTCTTAGTACTTGGAATTATGTTAAACCTAAAGCCGTAGCTCCTACAGCTTCTGCTCCTGCGCCAGAGATTAAAGCGGCACAGAAAGCAGCAGTCAAGTCAGCTACAGTGGATGTTGGTTCAAATACTGGTGCTACCTCTGCAAAGGTCTATCGAAGAGCGGATCTAATCCGTTTACAACTGGAAGACCCAGATCGTTATTACCAGCTACAAGATGAAATTATGGCTGCATACGCTCAGGGTCGAGTTAAATAAACTTAATCATTTAGGAGATTTAAAATGGCTCTTGGTACCGATCACGTAACAAAAACAACAGCGGATAAATTTATCCCTGAAATTTGGTCTGATGAAATCATCGCTGCTTACAAGAAGAACTTGGTTGCTGCTAACCTGTTCTCTAAAATGTCTTTCAAAGGCAAGAAGGGTGATGTCCTTCACATTCCTAAGCCCACCCGTGGTGACGCTGCTGTCAAGACTGCATCGAGTCAGGTAACTCTGATTGCTGCAACTGAGACAGAAGTTCTTGTTAACATTAACAAGCACTATGAGTACAGCCGCTTGATCGAAGATATTGTCGAAGTTCAGGCTCTGTCTTCACTGCGCCGTTTCTACACGGATGATGCTGGCTATGCGTTGGCTAAGCGTGTTGACGTTGACCTCATTCAGCTTGGTCGTACTGTCAACGGTGGTGTAGCTGGTACGAGTGACTACGCTACTGCCGCTTCCAGCACGAATGCATTCATTGGTTCGACTGGCGCAACGGTGTATAACTCCAGCACGTCTAACGCTGCTGCTCTTGGCGAGGCAGGTATTCGCCGTTCAATCCAGCGTCTTGATGACCAAGACGTTCCGATGACGGATCGTTTCCTGATTGTTCCTCCTTCAAGCCGCAACACGTTGATGAGCATCCAGCGTTTCACTGAGCAGGCATTTGTTGGTGAGGCTGGTTCTAGCAACACAATTCGTAACGGTCAAATCGGTGACGTGTTTGGTGTTAAGGTATTTGTTACCACCAACGCTGACACTGCTGCTGGTACTTCTGGCACAGACCGTATCTGCTTGTTGGCACACAAAGACGCATTTGTGTTAGCCGAGCAAATGGGTGTTCGTTCACAGACTCAGTACAAACAAGAGTATCTTGGTACTCTGTTTACCAGCGATATGCTGTATGGTGTTGCTGAGTTGCGTGATGGCTCCGCTGTTGCTCTCGCAGTTCCAGCCTAAAGCTTTATAAGCTAGTGGCTCTCCTCAGCCTCACAAGGGCTGGGGAGTTTTCTTAAGCAGATACTGTCTGTTTAAGCAAACTTCACGGAGAATAAACCTTGGCTATTTATCGTGGTCCCGGCGGTCCCGGTGATGCAACAGCAGATGCAGCCAACGCCGCTGCACTAGCACTACAGTATGCTACTCTGGCTGCTAACCAAGCTGCCGCTGCTGCTACGAGTGCTAACAATGCTGAGAACGACTCTACTGGCGCTATAGCTGCTGCAACCGCTGCAAATGCTTCTGCTGCTGCTGCATTAGCTTCTAAGATTGCTGCAGAAACTGCAGAAAATAACGCAGAGACTGCAGAGGCTAATGCACAAGCTGCCTCTACAGCGTCTATTAACATGGCTAACGGATTTAATGTATCTACTACTACATTAAGTCCTGGCTCTTCTGCTACATCTTCGTATAATAATAGTACCTTTGCCCTAAGCCTTGGTATTCCAAGAGGCGATACAGGAGCTACAGGGTCCACAGGAGCTACTGGCGCAACTGGTGCTACAGGCGCAGCAGGACCAGCTAACACGCTCTCTATTGGTACTGTTACTACTGGCACTGCAGGTTCTAGTGCTAATGCTACAATCACTGGTACTTCTCCTAGCCAGACACTGAACCTAACTATTCCTCGTGGCGATACTGGGGCTACTGGTGCAACAGGCGCTACAGGCTCCACAGGTGCTGCAGGAACTGCTGCCACGATTGCAGTAGGAACAGTCTCAACAGGTGCTGCAGGTTCTTCGGCAACGATTAACAACTCTGGAACTAGCTCTGCTGCAGTCTTTGACTTCAGTATCCCAAGAGGAGACACTGGAGCTACTGGGGCAACAGGTTCTACAGGTGCTGCTGGAGCCGCTGCAACGATTGCTGTAGGTACTACAACTACTGGCTCCCCCGGATCTAGTGCAACAGTAACAAACTCTGGTACTAGCTCTGCAGCAGTGTTTGACTTTACTATTCCTGCTGGAGTAGGTATTGTTGCTGGAGGTACAACTGGTCAAGCCTTAATCAAAAACTCTAATACTAACTATGATGTTACTTGGGGTAATGTAGATGCTTTACCTAGTCAGTCAGGTAATAATGGTAAATATTTAAAGACTGATGGTTCTGCTGCTTCTTGGTCTACGATTCCAACTAAGTTACAGATTCTAGTTCGTGCTGGTACAACTACTGATGTATCTCTAGCAAACGGCTATCTTCCTGTTACTAATCGTGCAGGCTCAACAATTCAAGTATCTATTGTATAGGATAAAATATGGCAACTAGGTATCCTTTAGTTCTAAACGGCACTACTGTTCAGGAGCTTCAATCAGCAGACACACTAACTGGTTTAACTGGTTTTGCTGAGACTGCTTCCGCACAGACCTTCACAGCCTCACAGCGTGGTACTGTCACTACTGACAACGATGGTTCGTTTGACATGAACGTGACTAACAACTTCAAGTGTACTCCCACAGGCTCTATAACCCTGACCTTTACTAACATCACTGCGGGTCAGTCCGGGTTTATTTTGTTGGTCAACGGTAGCAACTACACAGTATCGGCTCATGCGAATACCAAGGTAGTATCTGGATCGCTGACTACCATATCCGCAACGGGTACATATCTGTTGTCTTACTTCTCAGACGGTACTAACGTCTTTGTAGTCAACTCAGGAGCACTAGCTTGAGCGTCCTACCAGTCGGGTTTGGTTCTGCGGTAGCGAGCGGCTATCAGATTGAGCGCAGTCTTAGGTTCAATAGCGCAGACTCGGCATCTTTAACCCGTACTTTTGGAACACCGACAAGTCGAACAACTTGGACAATGAACCTTTGGTTCAAGCGTAGCACCCTTGGTACAACTCAATATATATTCCATT